AGTGGTCCTCAAACAGGAGCTATTATGGCCGGAGGATGGGCCCCAGGTAAAATGACGACGACTGAAGAATATGATGGTACATCATGGACAGCAGGAGGTGCGTTAACCCAAGGCACATGGAGAAATTCTGTAGTAGGAACTTCTGGTGCGGCTCTGGGAATGGGAGGATATTCAGGTCCCCCAGGCGATTATGCATATTCCACTTTTGTTGGAACTTATGATGGTTCAAGTTGGACAACTAGTCCAATGACCATGCTTTATGGAGGAACTGCAGGTGCAGGTGTCTGTGGAGGATCCTCATCAGCTGGAATTTTAGGTGCGTGTTATTCATCATCACCTCCCACTTATGCTAGAACTAATTCTCAAACTTGGGATGGTACCTCATTTGCTACGGGAGCATCGCTAAACGCTACTCTACAATCAGGTAGCGGAGCAGGAGATCAGACAGGAGCTTTGGCAATAGGAGGATATTCTCCTACTACAGCTGCTAGATCAAACTTAACAGAAGAATATACTCTAGGAACTACTACGATTAGTGCTCAAGATATTACTACTTCGTAGAATTGACAATGAATTAAAAAACAGGTAAGAGTAATAAATATGAAAGAGAAAAGAAATATTCTCACAGTTATTGAAAAAGAAGCCCCACGAATGGATCAATTATTAGATCCTACTCAGGTTTCTCAATTTAAATCTTTGATCGGAGAACTCAGAGATACTTGGACTAAAAAACAAATTTTTAGAACTAAGACTGAGATGGAAATTTCTGTTTTAAGTGACGCAAAGTATCCAACCAATGCTGCTAAGTATTGGCAGTGCGTAAGAGAACAAAATGTTTTTTTAGAAAATATAATGAATTTATCTTTTGATTATCGAAAGAACGACGTAGAATTAGAACAAAAGCAATTAGAATTAAAAAAAGAAAAAGATCCTCTGGAGAAAAAACTTATTCAAATTGAAATTGATCAGAAGACTTATGGCAAAGCCAATATGCAATTGGTGGCAAGGGATCGGATGAGAGAAATCGCTGAATGGTCTTCTTTCAAAAAAATATATAATGATGGAACCTTTGATACTAAGAATGTAGACACCCATCAGTTAGAATCTTTTAGCAAATTATTTAAAAATAAAAAGAACACATTAACACCTGGCTCTTCTCAACCTGAGGTCTTTAATGTTTTAGGACAATTACAGACGACAGAAAGAGTTGTGGAAGAAAGACAAGCAGCTCAACTTAAACAGGAAAAGAAAAAGGCCATAGAGGAAACTCCTGTATATGGCAAAAGAAGCTAAAACTATAAATTTTCTTTGTGCAATGCCACGATCAGGGAACACCCTGTTTTCATCGCTCTTAAATCAAAATCCGGATATCGTTGTTACTCCTAATAGTATCACACTTGAAATTATGAAAACTCTTTGGTTATTAAAAGAGACAGATGATTTTCAAAATTTCCCTGATGAACAATCTTTCAATAATGTGCTGGATGACGTTTATAATCTATATTATAAATATTGGCACCATAAAGTTATTATAGACCGAGGTCCTGTGTGTACACCGGGAAATCTAAAGGTTATGCAAAAACATTTTAAACAACCTATTCGATGTGTTGTACTTTTAAGAGATGTACTTGATGTATTAGCTTCGTATATTAGATGGTTTGAAACAGAACCCACAAGTTTTTTAAATAAGTTTAAAACCTTAGATGAAAAATTAACTTTTATCATGCAAAAAGATGGAGGTGTAGCAAAAGAACTGATGTCCATTCAATATCTACTCCAACATCCTGAGATGGCTGTTTTTATAAGGTATGATGATTTAATCCGTAATCCTGAAAAAGAATTAAGAAAAGTATACACCTTTTTAAACCTTCCTTATTTTTCGCATAAGTTTATTGATCTAGATCAAATCACCGTAAATGGTTTACAATATAATGATAGCGTTTTTGGTAAAAATATGCATACTATTAGAACCAATAAAATTATGAAAGTAGAAAATCAATATAAAAAATTAATCCCTGAAAGGTTTGTAAAAGAATATGGCCATATCAGATTTTAATATTCCTCATCGTGTTACGTTTTTAGGACAACGTGTTAATGAATACGAAGTCCCTCAAGATATTTTTATGGTTATTAATAAAATTTATGAATCTCAAGTAACTAATCTTCCTTCTGCTAATAAACAACTTGTGGGTAAAATTAAAAAAGAACACTCTTTATATAATGCAGAAGATAATTCAAAGATGAAGAAACATAGGGCTCTTCCTTCCTATATCTTAAGTTGGTTTGAAAATCTTTTTATTCATTATTTAAATGTTCATGATTTTCCTGTCAGACGAATTCATCTTAATTCCATTTGGGTGAATGAAATGGAACCCCATGAATATAATCCTGTCCATATTCATCAAGGAGCTTTATTCACCGGACTCTCTTCGGTGATGATGCTTAAGATTCCTAAAGATATGGGACCTGAAATCGCTCGAGCGGACAACCCGAGTCGAGGAGCGCTTCAATTAATGGGAAATTGTGGAGGAGATTTTACTAAAACAGATTTCGCTCCTCCTTTAAAAGAACGAGGTTTTTATATTTTCCCTTATGATATAAGGCACTGTGTTTATCCTCATAATAATCCTTCTACAGCGCGCAGAACTTTAGCAGCTAATATGGATGTGGAATATGATGCCACCCTGGGAAGGCAAGCATGATACACACAACTCCTATTTGGCAAAGTTATATATCTCAAACCATAGGCCCACTGTTTACCCCTCAGCAATGTCAACTTATTATTGATAAAGGAATGAGTTTAAAACAGGAAGCAGCAACGGTTGGATTTGGATCCACAGAAGGAGGAGTGAATGATCCTAATAAAAGAATCACTACTATAAGTTGGATTCCTTTTAAAGAGATGCCCGAGATGTACAACGAAATTGAAGCCACTATGTTAAAAACTAACAATAATCATTTTGGTTTTGAGGGTATGTGTTTAACTGAACCGGCTCAATTTACTTATTATCGCACAGGTGGATTTTATAAATGGCATATGGATAATGATATTTCAGGTAAGCCTCAGTCTCCGGTGCGTAAAATATCCATGACTTGTTTATTATCGGATCCCTCTACTTTTGAAGGAGGCGAACTAGAGTTTATGGACGAAGGAAAAACGATTAAACTTGAACAAGGACAAGCTGCCTTTTTTGCTAGTTGGTTACAACATAGAGTTAAACCTGTAACGCAAGGAGAACGTAAATCTTTAGTGATGTGGTTTGGAGGGCCCCATTTTAAATGACCATTAATATTTATCAAGAACTATATTTTCCTACTTCTATTTATGTCCATGATATAAAAGATCCTACAGCAATGAATCAAGAAGTAGAAAAAAATATTTTAAAGTGGCAACAAGAAGACCCCAAAGGAGTACAAAAAACTAATCATGGCGGATGGCATAGTCCTACGACGATGCATGATAAACCCGAGTATCAACAACTCATCGCTGAATTATTTGGTATGATGAATGAGATATTTAAAAAAGAACAATTAGAACCCAATGTGGCTTTAGGAAATATGTGGGCCAATATTAATCCACCCAGAGCTTGGAATCAAAAACATAATCATGCCAATGCTTTTTTTTCAGGAGTCTATTATGTTAAGGTTCCTGCTAATGCGGGTAAGCTAGAATTCCATGACCCACGACCAGGTACTCAAATTTTACGCCCTCGACAAACTACAGAAAATTTATCTAGGGAATATTGGAGGAGTGTTTCCTTTGATCCTCAAGAAGGAAGAATAATTATTTTTCCATCGTGGCTGGAACACGAAGTTAAATCTAATGAAAGTAATGATATTCGCATATCCCTATCATTTAATTTTATACAACGATGAGTTTTAAAGAGAAAAAATATTCCGTTATAAAACAAGCTATTTCTTATGAACTAGCTAATTTTGCTTTTAATTATTTTCTACTTAAACGTGAAGCGGTAGACTGGATGTTTAAAGCTAATTTTATTTCTAAATTTACTCCTGGCTTTGGAACCTGGGAAGATACACAAGTTCCAAATACCTATTCCGTTTATGGAGATATGTTTATGGAAACTCTTATGATGAAGTTGCTTCCTCGGATGAAGGAAGAAACAGAACTAAACCTTATTCCATGTTATGCTTTTGCCCGTGCTTATAAAAAAGGAGATATTTTAAAAAGACATAAAGATAGACCCAGTTGTGAAATCTCTACCACTCTGTGTTTAGGAGGAAATCCTTGGCCTATATTTATAGACCCTACTGGAACAAATAATGTGATAGATGAAAGTAAAAACATCGTCAAACCTGATGCTCCTAAAGGTAATTCTATCATCTTAGAGCCTGGTGATATGTTAGTCTATAGTGGTTGTGAGCTAGAGCACTGGAGAGAATCTTTTGAAGGCGACGTGTGTGTTCAAACCTTTCTTCACTATAATAATCTAGATGGTCCATTTGGTAATAAAAATCTATATGATGGACGGCCTAAACTAGGCATTCCTAAGTAGTTGATATCCACAAAGATATAGTATATTTGTATCTTAAACGGATTTTTCTATGCTACATAAAATCAGATTAAAACCTGGATTAGACAAGCAATCTTCAGATACAGGAGCAGAGGGTAAATGGGTAAACGCCGATTACTCCCGATTTAGATATGGCTTTCCTGAAAAAATAGGAGGTTGGCAACAGCTAGTTAGCTCTAAACTTATAGGCGCAGGCCGTGATCAACATACTTGGGTAGATTTAGCAGGTAATAAATATGCTGCTATTGGAACCAATAAGTGTTTATATATTTATTATGAAGGGGCTGTCTATGATATCACCCCTTTAGATACGGGACGTCAACAAACCAGTTGTACTTTCACTATGGTTAGTGGAGATGCCACGGTTACTCTTACGACAAGTACAGCTCATGGAGCTGATGTTGGAGATATTATTTTATTAGATAGTGTTACCGGTGTTACGGCTTTATCAACTGGATTTACGGATGCTGATTTTGAAGATATTTTATTTGAAGTGAAAGATGTACCGAGCGCTAAAACCATGGAAATTGAAATGGGTAGTAATGCTTCGGGTTCTGGTTCAGGCGCATCTACAACAATAGATTTTTATTATGTTATTGGACCCATTAGTCAAGGCTATGGTTATGGTTTTGGTACTAATACTTTTGGAGGATATACTACACCTCTTACTACAACGACTATTAATAATGGAGGTGTCTTAGCTGCAGGAGCAAGCTCTTGTACTTTTACCAGTACAGCTGCTTTTCCAAGCACAGCTGCCGGCGGTGGAACCCTTTTAATCGAAAGTGAATTAATTACTTACACAACCAATAACACCGGAACCAATACGCTTTCTGGATTTACTAGAGGAGCGGGAGGAACCAGTGATGTTGAACATGCCAATTCAACTTTAACTTATGATGCCACAGACTTTGTAGGATGGGGAAGTGCCAGTACCAATTCCAATATTGTTATTGAACCGGGTCAATGGAGACTTTTAAACTATGGTGAAGATCTATTAGCCTTAGTTCATAATAAAAAAATATTTAAATGGGAACCTTCGGTTCCTAATTTAACTGTACGCGCGGTAGCTATAACCGGAACTCAAGTTCCGACAGCTTCTAGAGATATGGTTGTCTCGGTACCCGATCGACATTTAATTTGTATTGGAACAGAAACCACACTTCAAACTGCCTCGACTCAAGATGATATGTTTGTCCGTTGGTCGAATCAAGAATCTCAAACGGTATGGACACCAACCGCAACCAATACGGCAGGTAGTCAACGATTAACCGATGGCTCCAAACTGATTGGAGCTATTGTAGGAAAGACCGCTGTTTATCTGTGGTCGGATACGGCTATGTACACTATGAAATTTATTGGTCAGCCTTTTACTTTTGGTTTTACTCAAGTGGGAACCAATTGTGGGATGTCCAGTCAACATGCAGCAGCTGAAGTAGATGGTATTGCTTATTGGATGGGACCGACAGGTTTCTTTAACTTTAATGGAGGTCGAGTTCAAACGATGCCGTGTCTGGTAGAAGATTATGTCTTTGAAGATATTAATGCCAATGCGAATCAACAAATTCATGTTGCTGTTAATGCTCTCTTTGGAGAGATTACTTGGTTCTATCCAAGTTCTGGTTCAGACTATGTAGACCGATCGGTGACTTATAACTATATGGAATCAACTCCGGATAGTCCTATCTGGTATACATCCTCTTTAGCTCGTTCCACTTGGACGATTGAAGGGGTTTATAATAAACCGTTTGCAACTGAATATAAAAATGCCGTCGCTCCAACCAATCCAACCGTAGTCGGTATTTCTAATGGTGCCAGTTATTATTGGGAACAAGAAAAAGGAACCGATGAAGTCTTTACCACAGGAACAA